GAAGTATTACGCTTTAGATTTGATCAAAACGCTGGGTTAGTTGGATAAACTAGTAGTTTTTAATTAGCAATAAATATTGAAATAAGGATAGTTTATGTCAGCCACCGATAGACAAAATAGGTTACTAATAGCCGAAGATTGGCGTAGAATATATCAAAGTTTTCGTAATGCAGACTTTCAAAGTTATGATTTTGAGAATCTACGTAGGGTGATGATTGATTATCTTAGACAAAATTACCCAGAAGATTTTAATGATTATATAGAGAGTAGTGAATATATTGCATTAATTGACATGATAGCGTTTTTAGGGCAAAGTATAGCATTTCGTGTGGACTTAAATGCTCGTGAAAACTTTTTAGAATTAGCAGAACGCAGAGAAAGTATATTAAGATTAGCACGTACTCTAAGTTATAACCCAAAAAGAAACAAATCAGGTAACGGTTTATTGAAATGGCAAAGTGTTACTACTAGTCAAAATATCTTAGATAGCAATGGCAGAAATTTAGCAGGGCAAGAAATTCTATGGAACGACCCAGCAAATAACGAATGGTATGATCAATTTATTAGAGTTATAAATGCTGCCATGCCAATGACAGCACAATTTGGTAATCCAAACAATAAAGCTGTAGTTTATAGTATACCTACTGAACAATATAAATTTCAAACTACAGGTGGAACTGTACCAGTATATGGATTCAATAAAACCATTGATGGTAGAACAATGAATTTTGAAATTACCAGTACTATTATTAAAGATGGAAAGGATATTGTTGAAGATCCACCTATAGGCGGCAATGATTTAAGTTTTATTTACAGAGATGATGGAAAAGGTGCAGCTAGCAGTGCAAATGGATTTTTTAGTCACTTTAGGCAAGGAACATTACAAACAGGAACATTTAGTATTACACAACCAAGTACAAACGAAATCATTGATATTGATGCAGTAAACATAAATGATACAGATGTTTGGTTATATAAGTTAGATTATAGAGGTATAGAAACTGAATATTGGGTTCCAGTACCTAATTTTGAAGCCAATAATGTAATTTACAATAGTTTGAGTAAAAATATAAGAAATATTTACAGTATCATTACTAGAGTAAATGATAGAGTTAGTATAGCATTTAGTGATGGCACATTTGGTAGTTTACCTTTAGGTTCATTCAGAATATACTATAGAACTAGTAATGGAATATCTTATGTAATAAACCCTAAAGATATGAGAAATGTTACTATAGAAATTCCTTATACTTCAAATACAGGTCAAGTTGAGATTATAAGTATTGCAATGAATTTACAAAATTCAGTTAATAACAGTGCTGGATCAGAAACTAATGAACAAATTAAATTAAAAGCACCAAGTACTTATTATACTCAAAATAGAATGATAACAGGAGAGGATTATAATCTAAGTCCTCTAAGCGTAGATCAAGATGTACTAAAAATTAAAGCAATTAATAGAAGTAGTAGTGGGATAAGTAGGTATTTTGATTTAATAGATCCAACAGGTAAGTACAGCAGCACTAATTTATTTTCAGATGATGGTGTATTGTACAAAGAAGAATATGAAGATAAATTTAAGTTTTCATATAAAACTACAGTAGATATTGAAGGTATAATTTATAATCAAATTTTACCTTTTTTACGTGATATAAATTTAAGAAATTTTTATTATGATAAGTTTAGTCGAATAAGAATTGGTTCAGATCTAACATATAAATGGGTACAAAAAACTGTAAGCACTAATGAATCCACTGGTTATTTGACAGATACAAGCAATGATATTGTTGGATATGATGCCACGACTGTGCTAAGAAATCTAGAAGTGGGTGCTCTTTTAAAATTTGTATCACCTACTGGAAAATATTTTATTAGAAATCGAGGAAATCAATTACAATTAACAAGTGAAAATACTCCTTATGCATCAGATTATGTTTGGGCCAAAGTAGTTAGTATTACTGACAATGGCACTGTAGAAGAATTAGATGATGGTACTGGGCCAATTAAATTAAGCACAGAAGTTCCAAGTACTTGCATATTATCACAAATTATTCCTAGTTGGAGAACTACATTAGAGCCAAATATTATTACTACAATAGTTAATTTAATTTTTTCAAATAAGCCTTTTGGTTTAAGATACGATATATCAACTAAATCTTGGAAAATTATTTTTGAAAATGATTTAAATCTTGTTAGTAATTTTAATGTTGGTAAAGCAGGTGATACTACAAATCAAAAATTAGACGCTAGTTGGTTATTACTATTCACTACAGATACTGAATTTTATACAGTTAACCTAAGAAAATTAAGATATATTTTTGAAAGTGATAAACGTATCAGATTTTATTATGATAGTACAAATAAAGTTTTTGATACAAAGTCAAACACTATCATTAAAGATAAGATAAAAGTTTTAGGTATTAATAATAGACCAAATTTAACATCATCCTTTACATATGATTTAGAATGGGAAGTGACTAGTGAATTTATTGCTAATGATGGATATGTAGATAATAAAAAAATTGAGTTGAGTTTTAGTGATACTAATGATGATGGAGTTGTAGACGATCCAGATTTATTTGATATAATTTGCTCTGTAACTTATACTTTTTATGAATCAACTTTGACTTATGCTAAAGATCAATTTGTTATTTGGAATAATAACATTTATAGATCTTTAGTAAACAATAACACGAATCGTCAACCTAATCTATCACCTAATTATTGGGAAATAGATTATGGCAACTTTATAGTATTAGAAAAATATGAAACTTTAACTGGACAGTTTGACTATAGATATATTGAAAATTTGAAATCTGATTTAACACCAGTAGTAAAAATTATGGGATCTATTTCAGATTTTTCTAATGGTGTGAATAATCAATACTATTATTTCTTAGATACTAATACAGTAGCTAGATGGAGTAGTAGTGAAGGAAGGTTGATTTACGGCCTAGACTATATAGTATATCCAGGAAGATCAGTATTAAAGTTTCAATATATTCATAGTGCCGATTATGAAACTAGAATAGATCCTGGACAAATCAATATAATTGATCTTTATATTTTAACTAAGAATTATGATTTAGAATTCAGAAGATGGTTAGGTGGAGCTATTGAAGATGAACCATTGCCACCAAGTAGTGATCAATTAAGTATTAGTATGTCACCGTCTTTGAACCCAATTAAAGCAATGAGTGACGAGTTGATATATCATTCAGTAAAATATAAAGTTTTGTTTGGACCAAAAGCAGCACCAAGTTTACGTGCAGTATTTAAAATTATTAAAAATCCTGAACAAACAGTTAGTGATAACGAAATAAAAGCCAAAGTATTAGCATCCATTAATGAATTTTTTAATGTAGAAAATTGGGATTTCGGTGATAGTTTTTATTTTAGTGAATTAGTCACATATGTTATGAATAGAACTTCTCCTTATTTGGTCAATATTGTTATTGTGCCAAGACAAGCAAATCTATTTTTTGGTAGTTTATTTGAAATCAAGAGCGAAAGTGATCAAGTTTTTATTAATGGGGCAACTAGTGATGATATTGAAGTTATTGAATCTATAACAGCAAGTCAATTATCTTCTCAAGGTTCTGTATCTACAACTACAAGCATTGTAAGTCAGCAAGGTATTATTAGCGGATTAGGGAATTATTAATGTCTAATGAAGAGTTAGGTATACCAATTGATGGTAACGATAAAAGGAAGTCTGAAAGATTTCTTCCTAGATTTTTTAGAAGTGATTCTAATAAGAAATTCCTATCTGGTACTGTAGATAATCTCATACAAAATGGTACTGTTAGACGTCTTAATGGTTATATTGGCAGGAAAAATTCAAAATCAACTATAGCATCTGATGTATTTTTAGAAGATCCTTTAAAAGATAGGCTAGATTATCAACTAGAACCAAGTATAGTATCTGAAGATAATTTGGGAAATGTTACATTTTTTAAAGATTATTTAGATTATATTAATACAATTAATGTGTTAGGAGGAAATACATCAAATCATCAAAAACTTAATATTCAGGAAGTTTATAGTTGGAATCCTCATATTGATTGGGATAAGATTGTAAACTATTTGCAATACTATTGGTTGCCTTTCGGCCCAGAAACGATACCTATTAGCGGAACAAAAGTACTGAACACAAATAGTACATTTACTGTAACAACAGTAGATGAGGGTGATAACTTTGCTTATTTGTTCACACCCAATGGCTTGACTAGAAACCCTGTGCTAAGATTATATAGAGGTGAAACATATCAATTTGAAATTAACTCACCTAGTGAACCTTTTAGTATTAAAAATGAAAGAGTTTCAGGAAAAGAATTTAAATATTTAAATGGTGTTGATAATTCATCAGTAACACAGGGTATTATTACATTTACAGTACCAATTGATGCACCAGAAGTACTATATTATGTTAGTGAAAATAATGTGGATACTAGTGGCATTATTAAAATTTTTGATATTGCTGAAAATACACAAATTAATGTAGTAGAAGAATTAATTGGAAAAAGGAATTTTTCTTTACCTAATGGCATCAGTCTATCTAATGGTATGAAAGTCAGATTTAGAGGTAAAGTTACTCCGATAGAATATGAAAATGAAGAATTTTATGTTGAAGGTGTAGGAGAGGCTATTCAATTAGTCAACATAAAAGATTTAGAAATACCAGGTGAGTATACTCAATATGTAGATATAGATTTTGATATGTCTGGTTTTGATGAAAATGTTTTTAATAACGCCAATTATGCTGTACTAGAAAAAGATTATATTACAGTAAATAGATCCAGTAGAGATAGAAATCCATGGTCCAGAGCAAACAGATGGATTCATCAAGATGTAATTACAAAAACTGCTGAAATATTAGGAAACCAACCAGTCTTTAATCAAGATTCTAGAGCAATTAGACCTATAATAGAATTTAAACCTAATATTAGATTGTATAATTTTGGCAGTGTTTCTAGAAGAAATATTGACCTAGTTGATGATTTTACCACAGATGCATTTAGTATTGTTGAAGGTGCATTAGGATATTATGTAGATGGTGTGGAATTAGTTAACGGACATAGAATTATTTTTAATGCCGATAATGATATATTAGTTAAAAACAAAATATATAGAGTCGAATTTGTAAATTTATTTGATGAGACTACTACTATTAAAACAAGAAGAATACATCTTGTTGAAGAAGATGATTCAGACCCAACATTAGATGAATGTCTATTGGTGCTTTCAGGTAACAAATATACTGGAAAAATGTTTTGGTTTAATGGATCAGACTGGGTCTTTGGACAAGAAAAAACAAAATTAAATCAACCACCATTATTTGATCTATATGATGAGCAAGGTATTAGTTTATCTGATATTACAAAATATGAAGCAACTACTTTTATAGGAAATAAGATTTTCTCTTACAGTCAAGGAACAGGTAAAAGTGATAGTGAATTAGGTTTTTCTTTAAATTATAAAAATATTAATAATATAGGGGATATACTTTTTGATTTTAATTTAACTAATGAAAGTTTCACTTATAAAATAAATGATGAAATTATTAAAGAAAAAACAGATAACAAATTTCTAAAAAAATATTCAATAGTAGGAGATGAAACTTTAGTTAATGGTTGGACAATTTGTGCCGTTTCTAATTTACAGCCTATTGTAAGAATCTACAAAGGGGATTCTTTAACAAATTTCACTTATGGATCCAGTTTTAATATAGATGTATACGATGATATTGAAGAATTAAATGATTTAATAGTTAAGGTATATGTTAATGGTAAAAGATTAGATCCAGATTTATATGTTATCGATCCTGGATTAGAATATTATAAGGTAACAATTTTAACTAGTATAGATAATAATTCTATTATTACATTTCGTTGTTACAGTAAACAAAATAAAAATCAAAACGGGCACTACGAATTTCCCATTAATTTTCAAAATAATCCTGAAAATAATAATATCAAAAATTTTACATTAGGTGAAGTTATTGATCATGTAGATTCAATAGTAGATAATATATATTTAGATAACTTTAAAGGTGTATTTCCTGGAGCAAATAATTTAAGAGATCTTCCAAGATTAAGTTCATTTGGTACTAAATTTGTACAGCACAGCGGTAGTATTAACTTATCTTTGTATCATTTAACTAATAAAAACTGTAATATTATTCAAGCATTGGATAAAGCGAGAGATGATTATGGCAAATTTAAAAGATCGTTTGTTTATAGTTTAAAATCATTAGAAGATAATATACTACCCAAAGATGCCGTAGATATAGTTTTATTAAATCTTAGTCAAGGAAAAACTAAACAAAGTCCTTATTATTTTAGTGACATGCTTGGATATGGGGCTAGTAATAAGTTTAAATTGATAGTAAAAGATCCAGAAATAAAAAAATATCCACTAGCAAAAAATTTCAGTTTAGATACACTAACACCTGTATCTCTTAACATCTATTTAAATGACATTCAGTTATTACATCAAAGAGATTATACATTTACTAATGACGGGTTCGTAAACATCACTGTCGAAAAGAATGAAAATGATATATTAACTTTTTATGAATATGAAAAAACTGATGGGTGTTTCATACCTCCAACACCTACAAGTTTAGGATTATATCCTAAATTTGAGCCACGAAAATATTTAGATTCAACATTAATTGAACCACGTAATGTAATTCAAGGGCATGATGGAAGTATAATTCTTGCATTTGATGATTATAGAGATGATCTAATATTAGAACTAGAGAAAAGATTTTTCAATAATATAAAATGTGAGTATGACCCAAAAATATTTGATATCTATGATTATATTCCAGGATCAAATAGACAAACAACTTATAACATTAAGGAATTTAATCAAATATTAGCGCCAAACTTTTTTAAATGGCGTACTTTAATCGATACAGATTATTCGAAATCTCTTTTATTTTTATCAAATAATCCATTTACATATAATTATAGTGAGGCTGCAAGTTTAGATAATATGGAATTAGCAGGCTTTTGGAGAGGTATTTATAAATGGTATTTTGATACTGATCGTATACATATTTGTCCTTGGGAAAGTCTAGGGTTCAGTATAAAGCCAAAGTGGTGGGATGATGTATACGGTCCTGCTCCTTATACTAAAAACAATTTGATTTTATGGAATGATCTACGTGACGGCGTTATTAGAGAACCTAATAGACCTATAATTAAAAATTTAAAATTTGCAAAACCAATACTAGAAAATATCCCAGTAGATGAAGAAGGAAAATTATTAGATCCTATTAGTTCCAATCTTGCTACAGGGTTATTCAATAGTAGAATTGAAAAAAATTATATATTTGGTGATCAAGGACCAGTAGAAACTGCTTGGCGTAGAAGCAGTTATTATGCTTTTAGTTTAATAAAGACAATTTTATTAATGCATCCTAATAAAACTTTTGCTACATTATTTGATAGATCAAGGATTGTAAAAAATAAATCTAATCAATTAGTGTACAGCACTACAGGATTAAGAATAAATCTAAAAGATATCCTAACAACCAGTGTATCAGTTGATAGTTCACGAGTACAGACATCTGGACTTATTAACTATATTATTGATTATCTAATTAGTGATAATTTAAAAAGTATAAATGATTACAGATATGACCTTAAAAACATTACAAATAAATTAAGTCACAGGCTGGGTGGATTTACCAGTAAAGATAAATTTAATCTCATATTAGACAGCAAGAGCGCAAGTGCCACTTCTGGGGTATTCATACCTAAAGAGAATTACAAAATATTTTTAAATTCAAGTTCGCCAACTAAAAAACTCTTTTATAGTGGTGTAATTATTACAAAAATACTTACACGTTCTGGATTAAATTATGAAATTAAAGGATATAGCCAAACGCAGCCATATTTTTATTACTATGACTGGAATAAATCTGGAATAAACATAAATGTGGGTGGTATAAGCGAGTCCTATATTAACTGGGAATCAAATCAAAGATATATTGCTGGAAACATCCTAAAAATTAATAATAATTATTATAGAGTCAAAACATCACATACTAGTAGCACTAGTGTATCTTTTGATCTATTACAACGATTATCTGAGTTACCTATAATAGGTGGGGTCGATGTTAACTTAAGAGCCGAATTTATAAAGACCCCATTAATTCTAAATTATGGTTCATTTTTAAAAACTGAACAAGAAGTTGTAGATTTTTTACAAGGTTATAGTGAATATCTTAAAGATCAAGGGTTTGAATTTGACGAATTTAATTCAAGTTTGCAAACCGTAACAAACTGGGATACCAGTGTGCGTGAATTTTTATTTTGGACTACACAAAATTGGAGTTCAGGTGCTGACCAATATAAAGAATGGGAAACATATACCAAATATAGCAATAATCAAGTAGTTTTTTATGAAGGTGAATTTTATAGATCCATAAAAGATCATGAAACATTAAACTTTTTTGATATTAACAATTATACACCTTTAGAAAAATTAAATTCAGATGGTGCAGCAGTTATATCTTTAAGTCCTGCTGCGTTAAAAATTAATTTAAAATTAAACTACAATGTAGTTGATGATTTAAGAGAAACACATAATATCTATGAAATTTTTGCAGCAGATGGATCAAAATATGATCCACAAAATCTATATTTTGTAAGATATGATAATAAATTTTCTTTGTACCCAAGAAATGATTTAGGAATTTACGGTGCAGCAATATATCTAGTTCAAAAAGAACACGTTTTAATTATAGATAATACAAGTCAATTTAATGATGTAATTTTTAATTTAGAAACTGGGTATAGGCAAGAAAAAATTAAAATTGCAGGTTATAAAACTATTAATTGGAATGGTAGTTTTGATGCCCCAGGATTTATATACGATCAGGCCATAATTAAAGAATGGACACCATGGACAGATTATAGTTTAGGTGATATTGTAAAGTATAAAGAGTTTTATTATACTGCTAATCAAACAATTATAGGGTCAGAAAATTTTGAAACTACGGATTGGATTAGGACTGATGAAAAACCACAATCAAGATTACTACCAAATTGGGATTATAAATCTTTACAATTTACAGATTTTTACGATTTAGATAGTGATAATTTTGATGTAGGACAACAACGTGTAGCACAGCATTTAATAGGATATCAAAAACGTCAATACCTTGAAAATATTATTAAAAATGATGTTAGTGAATTTAAGTTTTATCAAGGTATGATCACAGAAAAAGGAACACACAACAGCCTAAATAAATTGTTTGACGTATTGAGTGCCAGTGAACAAGATAGTATTGATTTTATTGAAGAATGGGCTATTAGAGTTGGTGAGTATGGTGCTAGTGATGCTTTTGAAGAAATAGAATTTATATTAGATGAAGCACAATTTAAAATTGAACCTCAAGCTTTTGAACTTGTTAATACTGTTAATAATTCTTTAACTGATTATATTATTAGGCAAACTAAAAATGATGTGTATTTAAAACCTAAACAGTACTCAAATGATATATGGCCCATTAATAATAATTATAGACCGTTCCTAAAAACACCAGGTTTCGTAAGATTAGATCAAGTAGTTTATGCTTTAGATAAAAAAGACGATATTCTGAACATTGATATTAATATTTTAGAAAATGGAAGTTATATTTGGTGTGCATTTGAAAGTAAAATAAATCAATTTGGAGATGATTGGTTTATTTATAGAGTCAATCATTTAGATTTGAATATAAAAAATGTTGTAAAATCAAATAACAATTTAGTTATTGAATTCAATATAAATCCAAGACTTACAGTAGGTGATATAATAGGATTTAAATCAACTGAAAATTTTAATCTAATAGGTAAAGTTTCTCAAATTAATGATAAATCAATAACAATGGTAAGCCCAACAGTAGGTTCTTTGCAATTGGTTAATATCAATATGTCAATAATAAAAACTTATAAGTTTGCTGATTATAGATTTGAGAATATTGATCAATTAATTGTACCTAAATATTTAAACCCTGTTAAAGAAAATTGGTCTTACGGCGAAATTGTATGGTTTAATAATAATAAAAATCAAGTTATATGGCAAAATTTGCCAGTTTATTCTCAAAATAGTTTATCTGATAGCATATTAGTTAACAATAGCAATTTTGGTCATAAAGTTTGTATCAATAAATCATCTAATTTATTATTAGTATCGTCAAATAATCAAGTTAGAATTTATAGAAAATTTAATCAATCTTCTTGGATAAAATCCCAAGTACTAGAAGATTTAACAGTTACAAATTTTGGAAAATCTTTAGCAATATCAGAAGATGATTCATTAATTGCTATTGGCTGTAATATATCTAATAATAATGGTGCGGTTAAAATTTATAAAGTTGATCTAGCAAATAGTGACTTTTCAATTAGACAAACTATAACAAACCCAGAAGAAATATCTCTTAATGTGCCAATACAAGATCAATTTTTTGGATATAAACTAAAATTTTCTAAGGATGACAATAACATTTCCTTGTTTATAAGTTCAACAAATGGTGTTAGTATTTCAGGAAAAATTTATATCTATGATAGTGATACTGTTAGCATAAACGATTCACAAATATATTATCCATTCTCAATATTTAATAGATTAGAACCGATTGATTGTGATGAAGAACCATTTGCCTATGATTACGACGTAAACAAAAACGGATCTATACTTGTTTTGAGTGCTTGTTTAAATGATGGCGGAAAAGTTTATGTGCATGAAAGAAAAATAGACGGATTTAAACGCCAACAAATAATAAACATGCCAGGAACAGAAGAAAGATTTGGATTCGCAATGGCATTAAATGATACCGGCGAATTATTAGCAGTATCAAGTACTTATGGCACTGTGGATTTTAAGAATCAAGGAAGGGTAAGAATTTACAAAACTGCGAATGCTCTAGATGATTCCACAGTCCCATCAATAAACTATTCGTTAGATCAAATTATTGATAACAGAAATGCCGAGGCTGATGAGGAATTAGGCGAACAATATGGGTATTTTTTAAAATTCGCCAATGATAATAAAACATTAGTGATTTTCAGCAAGTACGGCAATGCATCAACAGACCCAATAATAGGTGAAGATTCAACTAAAATTGTCATTGATTCAGGTAGAATTGATGTATATGACAAGTATCTAACAAAATATATATTTTCTGAATCACTAACAGTACCAAATAGTACCGAAGGATATGGATCTGGATTTGACATTGGGGATAATAATATCGTTGTCGGTGCACCTAATGCAATTAATCAAACAACTCAAAGTGGAAAAGTTTATATCTACACTAAAAGAAATAATGAATTTAGTTGGAGACTATACCTAGAAGAACAACCAAAAATTGATATCGATGTTTTTAAAAAAATATTTTTGTATAATAAAAAAACAAGTACTTTAATTTCCTATGTAGATATAATTGACCCAGTACAAGGAAAAATTGCAGGAGTCGCAGAAGAGGAAATTAAGTATAAAACCTATTACGACCCAGCAATTTATAATTTTAAACAGGCAAATACAACATTAAAAGTAAATGTAGACGATGGAATGAATTGGATAGATTTACAAGTAGGGACTCTCTGGTGGGATCTAAGAAGAGCAAAATTTTTAGATAGTACCATGGGTAATACTACTTTTAGAAATTTCACTTGGAATTCTTTATATCCTACTGGGTCTATTGATCTATATGAATGGGTAGTATCTAAATTTACTCCAGAACAATGGGATCAATTAACTGGTACTCAAGAAGGATTTAGTAGAGGTATATCTGGAAAAACTTTATATGGTAATAAAGTTTACAGCATAAAGAAAGTATATGATTCTTTAAGTGACAGTTTTAGTAATTTGTATTACTTTTGGGTTAAAGATAAAACTACTATACCTTCTGTAAATGGCAGGACTACGAGTGCTATTGATATTATAGGGCAAATACAAAATCCAAAGAATTATAATCTAAGATCAATTCAATTTTTAAGTCCAAATTCTTTTAGTCTATCTAATGTATCAAATATTTTAGTAGATAAAGATGTGGTATTAAGCATTCAATACTGGACTGTTCCCGAAAAAGAAAAATTAATAATTCATAATGAATGGAAAATAATAAGTGAAAATGAAAAAAGTGAAATACCCCCAGAAATTGAGAAAAAATGGGTAGATAGTTTAATAGGTATTGATAGAAACGGATACTTTGTTCCTGATACAACACTAAGCCCCAAACAAAGATACGGTGTTGAATTTAAACCTAGACAAAGCATGTTCATTAATAGAATTGAAGCATTAAAACAAGTTATTGAAAGATTTAATAAAGAAATTAAAGATGTTCAAATTGATAATCTTGACCTCAGTGATTTAATAAGAAAAGATGAACTTCCTAGTACTGTGTCAGGTCAATATGATGTTATTATTGATACAGAAGAAGAATTAAGATTTATCAGTGCGGAATCTTATAAACAAGCATTTGCAACGCCGATTATTAATAACGGTAGAATTATTGATCTTGAATTTACTAGTAGAGGAATTGGGTATGCGTATCCACCAGTCATAAAAATAGTAGGATCAGGTAAAGATGCAGAAATAAAATCTATAATTAATAGTAATGGAGTAATTACTGATATCAATATAGTTAATCCAGGTAAAGGTTATGATATAAGTTCAACAGTTATAACCATAAGACCTTTAACTGCACTTGTTAGATCAAATGAATTTGGGTATTGGACCTTACATTCTTATAATACTAATAGTAGAACTTGGACTAAAATCAAAACTCAAGAATATGATGTTACTAGATTCTGGGATTATATTGATTGGTATGCTCAAGGATATAATCAATTTACTAAGGTTGATTACATTGTAGATGGTATCTATCAAGTATTCAATCTTTCGGTAAAAATAGGTCAAATTGTTAAAGTCAATAATCTTGGTAGTGATTGGTTATTATTAGAAAAATATTCAAATGAAGTTAGTATTGATTACACTAAAACATATAAAGTTGTTGGTAGACAAAATGGTTCTCTCCAACTAAGCACAAAATTTTATAATTTTACAACTAGTAGATTAGGATTTGATGGGTCACTATATGATACAAACATTTATGATGGTATTGGATCTATAGAATTAAGAATTATTTTAGAAAGTTTTAAAACAAAGTTACTTGTTGATGATAGAAGAAAAATTTATTTAAATTTATTTTTTGTGAGTATTAGATATGTTTTATCTGAACAGCCATTCGTTGATTGGGTTTTTAAAACTAGTTTTATCAAAGCACTACACAATGTAGGATCTTTAAAACAAAAAATTAATTACAATAATGATAGTCTACAAGATTTTGAAAATTATATTAAAGAAGTCAAACCTTATAGATCTAAGATAAGAGAATTCACCAGTATATATTCAAATATTGAAGATAGTCAAAGTATTGTAAGTGATTTTGATCTACCTTCATATATAGAAAATTTTCAAATTAAATCATTAGGTACAAGTTTTGTGGAAAATATGGTTACTGTTGATAATTTAGAACTTTTACAACAACAACCTTGGACATATTGGTATGAGAATATAGGTTTTGAAATAAAAGAAGTTGTAATAAGCGATCCTGGTAATTCATATTTAATGATCCCTAAGATAGAATTTGAGGGTATTTGTACTCGACCTGCAAAAGCAAAAGCATTTATTGTAGGCGGTAAGTTAGAAAAAATTCAAATTTTAGATCCAGGTAAAGGGTACTTTGTTCAACCTAAGGTAATAATTAATAGCAATGTGGATAAAAATGGTAGAATAGCCGTAGCACATGCTGTTTTAGGTAATAGTGCTGTAAGATCAAACATAATTTCAATGAAATTTGACAGATATCTTAAAGAAAAAATGGATGATATTAGTCTGATTACCGTTGAAGATACTTTTCAAGGCAATGGTTCAATGATTGATTTTTATTTAAGATATAAACCAAGTCTTGAATCTAATAGTATCATAGTAACAATTAACGATCAGGAATCTATTGTAGGTTCATACTATATTACACCTTTAACTAAAAATACCAAAGGGTATACAGAACACTATGCTAAATTAACATTTGTAGATGCACCACCTGCAGGATCTGATATTAAAATATTATATCAAAAAGATTTTGTTCATTTAAATGCATTAGAAAGAATTTATCATTATTATGACCCAGGGTCAGGAATGATAGGTAGAGATTTCTCTCAATTGATGGTTGGGATTGATTATGGTGGGGTTAATGTTGTAGGAATAGGTTTCGAAAAACCACATACTTGGGATGGCGGAATATACGGGTGGGGCGAAAGATCTTGGGATGAAACTGTTCCAACAGATAATGAACTTTATGACACAATAATTGATGGCGGAAATTTAGAAAGTGTTAGTGCATATAGGACAGCAAGTGGACTGAAGGCCGATGATATTATTATTGATGGTGATGGGTTTATAACACCAAATACTAGTCCCGCTCCAGAGGAAATGTTGCCTGGCCATGTTGTAGATAGTGTGGCTATTACTGTATTTGAAAGAGCATTAACTTCTAGTTCAGATATTATATCAAACAATTATCTTACAGATGGAGTTACTGATTCATTTAAAATATCCAAATATCCAAATAATAAAAATGCAATTATCGTTAAATTAGATACACACATTTTAAAACCAGATGTTGATTATATTTTTAACTACGACTTATTAACTGTAACACTTAATCAAATACCAGAACAAGGAAAAATTGTTAGTATTACTGGATTAGGATTTAACGGTGAAAATTTATTAATAACAGATGTAGTTACAATAACAAATATAACCACAGAAGTATTAACTAATTTAGATTGGCAAGAAGATACTGTTGCATATACTCTTGTATCAGGTAATCCTGTCAATAATGAATTATTTAGAACACAGGGAAATAATGTTCTTGAAAATAAGATAGGTATTAGGTTTCCTTTTGAATTAGAGCCTGGACAAGTTGTAAACTATAGTATCTTTTTAGGTACAGTTTTAAATCAAAGTTTAGTTAGTAGAGAAACACTGATATCTAACGGATCAAATAAAAAATACTATCTTAATAACCCAGTAGGTAAAAAGGTACCTTTAGATCCTAATACTATTGTAAGAGTAGGAGATACTATACTTAATTCCATAGATTCTTTTAGATATAGTTTAACAGATCAAATATTGGAATATGAAATCCCAGCAGGTAAAGCAGATATTGATAGATATTCAATAAATGATTATCTAATTTATATTAATGGAACAGAAGTTGAATTAGGTGTTGGATATACTTTAGATTTGTTAAATTCAAAATTACTTATTAAAACAAATTACTATAGTGATGATGCAGAAGTAATTGTAACCATAACTAAAGATGCAGACTATTTTATTAAAAAAGATGTCGATGGAACATATATTGAATTTAGGAACGTTTGGCCAGCGGGTACGGAAATTGAAATTGTTTCAATGTTTAATCACGATATTTTAGAAATTGAAAGAAAATATTATATTATAGAACCAAAATTGAATAATTTTATTAACAGCGTTTATTATCTAAACTTAATTCAAATTAGTGCTGGTATATTTTCATTTGATAGAGAAGTTTTAGATGCTAGTTATGTTTGGTTAACTAAAAACAAAAAACTATTAACACCAAATATAGATTATATTTTATTAAACGATAGAAAATCTGTTAGAATATCTGGACAACCAACTTCTGCTGACAAATTTAGCATTATAACATTTAGTGGCAATGTTGTAAGAAACCCTGTATCCTTTATGAAATTTAAAGATATGTTGAATAGGTTTCATTATAAAAGACTCAGTAAAAATCGAACAACAAGATTAGAAAATGATCTTAGTTATTCTGATAAAGAAATCTTTGTTGAAAATCCTGGTAGGATAAATCCTGCTCCTGGAGTTGTTTATATTAATGGTGAACGTATTGAATATTATTTTAAAGTTGGTAACAGACTAGGACAACTTAGAAGAGGAACTTACGGTACCGGGGTTCCAACAGTACATAGAAAATTTACAGAAGTCTATGATATAGGAGATTCTGAATCAGTGCCTTATCAGGATGAAGAAGTAATTTATCGTATATCTGATATAGATTTTTCAGATTCTACAAAAACAATAACAATACCATTTGTAGCAAATAAAGATAATATTGAAGTTTTCATAGGTACACGTAGGCTTAGAAAGAATCAATATACAACACATAATAAGGATGTACACCCCGAAAGTCCAGAAGGCGACCAAATACAACCTGCTGAATTTACCGCAGATGGTGTGAATCGCGGCACTGAAACCAATAGAATTAGTTATATTGTATTAAATCAATTACCACCACCCAATGTACCTATAACTGTTTCATTAAAGAAATTTACATTATGGGGTGATAAGGATAAAAGTTTATCAGAATCTGATAATAGGATAGCATACTTCTTAAAATATAATGTAGAAGAAATTATTGGAACAGGTTTAAGTACTGACAGTGGATTATATACTACAGACTCAGATGATGTGAGTATGGATGAGGAATAAAAATGGCTAAGCAAATAATAAATGTAGGTTCAAGAGCAAATGATGGCACAGGTGATACCTTAAGAAGGGCGGCCATTAAAATTAATGAAAATTTTACTGAAGTTTATGATACAGTACAGGATATTAGTTTGACACCAGGTCCTCAAGGTATTCAAGGCGCTCAAGGACGTCAAGGAACTCAAGGATCACAAGGACGTCAAGGTCTACAGGGTATTGTAGGATTTCAAGGCCTGCAAGGAATTACAGGTATAGGAACACAAGGAGCGCAAGGATCAAGCGGTTATGTGGGATCAGATGGGGCGCAAGGATTCCAAGGAGCACAAGGTATAGCAGGTGAAGCAGCATCACAAGGTGTACAAGGAGCCAAAGGGCAAGATGGTGTAGATGGTGTAGATGGTGCTCAGGGTACTACTGGATCTATTGGTATACAAGGAATACAGGGAACACAGGGTGTACAGGGTGAAATTGGTGTGCAAGGTAATGTAGGATTACAAGGGACACAGGGTGTACAAGGTCAAATTGGTGTACAAGGCAATGTAGGATTACAGGGACAAGGTATACAAGGTATACAAGGTCGACAAGGTACACAAGCAGCACAAGGTTTATCAGGTGCAAACGGACTACAAGGATCTACAGGACCACAAGGGACAACGGGATCACAAGGGACAACAGGATCTAATGGAACTGGATTTATTGGTTCTAGGACTGTAATTTCTAGTAGTACTGGAAATGTTAACGATGGCGGATCAGTTAATTTAGAATTAAATGCTTTTAAAGGGTATGTTTTATATAAAATACAAACAAGTCATGCATCATGGATAAGACTTTATACTGATTCTAATAGTAGAAGCAATGATGTTGGCAGGAGTGAGGGTGTAGACCCATCTTATGATTCAGGAGTTATTACAGAAGTTATTACTACAGGGGCAGATACTATTATTATGGCACCTGCAATTTTTGGGTTCAACGATGAGACTCCAATTACTAATATTATTCCTATATCTGTAAAAAATAAGAGTGGCGGCACAGCCGATATAACAGTATCTTTGACTTTATTACAGGCTGAACAATGAACGATTTAAAAGAATATATTGTTACTTTAAAACAATTTGAAGACTTAGATAGTTTCTATGAGGATATGGAGTCACCGGGAGGTGATCTCTATATCCCAAATAGGGAAGTTGATATAGCATTGAGAAGACCAATTAGTAGAAGTACACATTATTACTTGACTAAAGAAGAAGCCGAGTTATTAAAAAATGATCCTAGAGTGCTAAGTGTAGAATTAAATCCTACTGATTTAGAATTAATTATAAAACCATTATGGATACAAACAAGCAATTTTTGGGACAAATCCTCTACGAATAATACTAATCATAAAAATTGGGGGTTGTTACGTTGTGTAGAAGGACAACAAAGAGAGAATTGGGGTTCTGATGACATTTCATCGGTTTCAGGAACTATACAAGTTAATGCTGAAGGACGTAATGTAGATGTAGTAATTGTGGACGGATTTATAAACCCAAATCATCCAGAAATGGCAGTAAACAGCGATGGTACTGGTGGAACTAGAGTTGTACAATATAATTGGTATCAACATAATCCAGAAGTAGGTGCAGGTACAGTAGGAACTTACGTATACAGAACTAGTGGATTTAATAGTGATGATGATCATGGTATGCATGTGGCAGGCACAGTGGCTGGGAATACACAAGGATGGGCTAGAAAATCTAATATCTATAATATAAACCCGTATGAAGCGCCTAATATATTATTACTATATGATTATCTTAGAGCATGGCATAATAGTAAACCAATTAATCCTGAAACAGGTCGCAGAAACCCAACGATAATTAATAATAGTTGGGGATATTCTTGGAGTATTTTGATAAGTCAAATAACAGAAGTTGTTCTTAGAGGGACCAGTTATTCATCAGGACTGACCAGTAGTTTTTTAAATTCTTTAGGTGTTATTAATAATGGGTTGTATTCTTATACCCCAGCCAGATATACATCTTTAGAACAAGATCAAATAGATGCAGCCAACGATGGTATTATTATTGTAGGAGCAGCAGGTAATGATAGTTTTAAAATGGATGTTAACGGAGGCTTAGATTATAATAATTACTTTATAAGGTCTGGATCTGCATATTTTTATCATAGAGGTATGGC